GGGTTACTCATTATCTTTCCATTTTTGATAGCATATTGCTATGGCTTGGTCTTTTTTATACTCCTTGCTTATTTCTGCTACACACCTCATCATAAAATCGCTTTGCTTCTCGTTTGCTTTTGGTTTCGGTATCGGCATCAATATAGTTTTTTAGTTTGTTTAAGTTTGTTTGTTTTACTTTATATCTCATAATATATAATTAAAGTACCCACCCTCGATACGTCGTATCACTATCAGGCGAAATATCCTCGTTTGTATTGCTTGTATATTCAGGGAACAAATTATTGTTAAAACATAAATAGTCTACTAAGCGTGTACTATAATAGTTTGCATATTCTCTAGCCTTTGATACTAAATAATCTACTTCGTTCTTATCTACGTTTTGAGCAGTTTCTGAACTATGTTTAAGTACAGATTTATTTGTAATCGTGTAGGCTGCAAATGGTATGTAATTCATTTGAGCAAACCAAATTAAACAAGGTTGCACATAAGTATTAACTAGTGTTAAATAATCGCCTGTTAAACTATCTGCTATTATATCTGCGCTAATTTTGTTGTATAAATCCGTACCTAACAAATTTTGTATATCTATTTGCTGCGCTACCTTAACAAACTGTATCATTTTATCTATATCAACGTTACCATCAATAATAGAATTTTTTTTAAGGTCTTGTGTACTTATAAATAATGCTGTTGCCATACTAATTTTTAAATCCTATTTTGTTCCAATATTCAGCAGTATAACCTTTATACTTCATATCTTTAGGTGCTACAGGTACTTTTTGTGCATTAGCTTCAGGTTTAAACCCTCGTTTTCTAGCTTCTGTTGTACTTATTGCATCGCCTAAACCTTTTGCACCCTCTTTGCGTACATAGGTCTTACGAAGCCATTTATGGTTGCATCTTGCACCACCTTTGTAAAGCCATATAGAATATGTATCACTACCACCTTTACCAAAGCCTTTATTTACTACTTTTTCTTCCATAGCCTCTATATCTTCTTTACGATATACTTTTTTAGCACTAACCATTTTAGAGCAAAATTGTCTAGACGTTGCTTTAGTTCGTTCAGGTGCGTACATATAGCGCACTAAAAACTCGTTACCTTCTTCTTTTGTTTGTTTACTAGTGCCATCTTGTTCGCTCTCTTTATAAGGCTTTGCACTTCCTGTACTCACAAACTCCCATATTTTAGATAATAAACTTTTATCTTTAGGTTTGTTTAAGTCGTTTACTACTTCATCTAGTTCAGCTTCGTGTTCATAGTTTACCTCTCGTTCATCTATTACCTCAAAATCTTTTAGTAGTTCTTCTTCATCTTGCCCTAAATCTATTAGCGCATCTGCAATATCGCTACCTAATTCATCAGGTAAATCTTGACTAAGTTTTACACCTGTTTCTTCTTCTCGTGTTTCTTCATCTACTACATTTTCTAAGTCTGTAAATTCTAGCGGTTGTAACGTCTTAAAATATAGTTTTAAGCTAATATTATTATAAGCTAGTATACTATCAAAGGCATCTATTAAAAGTGTCTGAAATGGTCTAATAACAGTGTTATCCATTAGAATAGAAGCGGTCTTTAATTCATCAGCATTATTACCTAGTCCTGAACTATCCTTAATGCCTAATAACATAGGACTTACAACTCTATGCGCTACCATAATCTTTTTACCACTTTCATCACTTAAAAATTGATATTGGTTATGTGCATCACTTAGTTGTATAGGCTCAATAGTTGCTGCGCTTTCAGGGTTATCATTAAACGCTAGAATAAACTTACCTGCATTACTACTACCTGAAAATTTTTGATATATTCTATTTTCTAGCATTTGGCGTTCCTCTGCATTAGGCGTACCATTGTTGAAGTTAATAAGCATACTAGGTGCTAGTCCATTAAGTATGTTGTTTAAGTGATAGTTAGATATTTCTTCTTCTAGTTCTGCATATTGCAAACCACCCTGATAATCAGGACTTGAATAGTATTTATATCCTGCTCTATATGGTTTAACATATACTATCTCTATAGGCTCTTTAGAATAACCAAAAGCAGGTATTCTAGTGCAGTCCTTTACGTTCTTTACCTTTTGCCAATTATCTGAATAGTAATACGCTTCTATTTCGCCTTTATCGTTGCATTTTTCTGCTCTTAAATTCTCTACAGGTATATGTTCTACTCGTGCCACGCTTTTGCGGTCTTTTGAGTATATAACCTGCATTGAGCATTGACCCATTAATTTTAAATCATAGCATAATTTTCTTACACAATCCTTGTGAAATAAAGTCATCATTTTAGCATACGCATCAGGCTTTCTATTGCTATCTAAAGCATCTAAACCTTTGCCATAAATCATCTCACTAATACCATTTATAATAGCATTGTTTGTAGGACTACCATTGTAGCGGTCTATTAGATAACTAAAATAATCGTTATCAGTACCATAACTCACCCACTCCTTATTGCTTTTTTCTACAATTTCAGGACTTGTATAGGTACTTAAATTAACTACTCTTAAATCGTTCATAATATAATATAATCGTTATCAAAACTATCCTCTTGTACGTACTCATCTTTATTAATAGAGTAGTAATCGTTGTTAGTTTGGTTTATTGTTTGGTCGGTGCAAAATACTTTGTCTTTGTATATTACACTAGTTCCGTTTTTTACTTCTAATATGTAAAAATCGCCCTCTGTTAATGTACCAAAAACCGCATCAAAACTCATATAGTTTTTATCAGTAGTTGCAGTAGGTGTTACACTTACATTAGTGCCTGTGCTTTCACTTGTTAAATTTACAGTAATAACACCCTCAATATATTGTCTTGGTATTATCTTAAAGGTCTTATTACCACTTGTAGTTATTAGCTTCATATTAATATATAAACAAAACTAATTTATTTTGTATTGTATGTGTATAAAAAAAGGGTCATCTAAAAAGACAACCCTTAAATTTAAAACCCTAATTTATTATGCAGTTGGGTCTATTTGTGTTGCAGAAGCATCAGCAGTAATTACTGACCCTGTTACAAAATAAGGCGGTGCAGTTTCTTGTGCAACCGCTGTAATTGTATATCCTGTCAAATCTCCCATAGCTGCACCTGTAACGATAGTACCACCATTTACATCTGCTCCGTGCTCTAGACCCATTAAGAAATAATTTCCGTTGTAGTCCTCAATAGCGATATGTGGTCTTGCGTGTGCAATTAGTTTTAGTTCTTCTTGTGTTGCTTTGTCTTGAAAAGTCAAAGTTAAGTTTAGTGTACTTTCGTAAAAAGTAGTACCATTTTCACGTGAAGAATTTATAGCAGTTTCTAATGAAGAATTACCTTTAACATCAAACTGAAACCATTCAGGTGTACCACTAAAAGCAGTAATTTCACCTGCAGCGATAGTTGCATCGCCTAAAGTACCAAAATCAGCAAAGTAAATAGTTTTAATACCACCTACTGCGCTTTTGCAAGGTACTTTTCTTCCTGTAGTTAATGAACAAGCCATATTTTTAAAGTGTTTTTAAATAAAAAAGGGTAGGGCAAATTTCCCCACCCCTTTCTACGTTGATTAATTAATTATTATACAGTTCTGTAAACGATATCAGATACTTGGGCGTATTGTACACCTGCAGTAAATCGCATTACAACTCTTACGTTTTGGCTTCCATCAGTTTCAGCCATATCAATAACTCGTACTTCGTTCATATCATTTAAGATACCTGTACCGAAGAACAAGTTAGATTTTTCAGCTGCAATAATCATATCATCAGCAGCACCACGAGCAGCTACAACAGGAATACCATCAAAGAATAAAGACCCTAAAGATTGGTTGTTTCCTTTGTTTTCATAACCATTAGCACCTACACCACCTGATTGAAAACCACCTAATGCACGTGTATAAGCACGAATAACGTTAGAAGCTGCGTAAATTACTAAGTCATCACTACCATAAACTGCAGTAGGAATAGCATCTACAACATCGCCTAATTCGCTCACGACGTTTGCAGCAGTAACCGCAGTACCTACGATATCTTGCCCTGCAGGTAAACCTGTATCAGCAGCTAACAATGTAGCAAACCCATCAAATTGCCCTGAAGTTGCAGTAGACCCACTCCAAATGTTTTTCTCTGTTCTATCAGCTACTTTTGCAGCAACGTGTGCTAGTACAAAATCAGAAAAATTAGCAGGTAGATTATCGAAAGCAGAATATCCCATTTGTGCAGCTTCCCAATCGCTATGCAAATCTTTTTTACAAATATCCAAATTCACTTGAAATTCTTCAGGTTGTAGGATTTTTTCTGTTAGTGTTAAAGTTCCTTGTCCTGTTTGAAAATCACAAGTTGCGTCTTTAACGATGTCATCAGTTGAAGCCTTTTTGATTACAGACTTAAACTTAACATTAGGCATAATTGTAATTAGCCCTTTGTCTAATGTGTCAGCAGATAATAAGGCAGCAGCAATATACTTGCCTGAAAATTCACCTGCATAAGTTGAAGTAATTGATACACTCATTTTATTTTAGTTTTTAGTTGTTTATTAATTATTAAATTTTGCCATTACTCTATCTAAAGTACTTAATCTTCTATTTTGTGAGATATTAAATTTAGATAGGTTTTGTTTTGCTTCAGGGTTTGCCTGTATTGGCTCTGCAGCAGGTTGGTTTAGTTCCTCTTGTACTTCTTCAGGTACTTCACTTAATTCCACTTTTTCGTGTTTGCAAAGTTCCTCTGTAATAAGATTTCCTAGTTCCTCTGCGCTTAAATCCTCTTTAGGCTCTAGCATAGACTTAATTTCTTCTAACATAGATTTAACCTCTGCTAGTTCTTCTTTAGTAGCGTAAACTTCTTCTTTTTCTTCTTCAGCAGCTTCAACTTCTTCAACTTCTTCAGTTGTTTCTTCTTCAGCTTCTTCAGTTTTGATTTCAGAAATTAAACCCTCTTCGGCTACTACTAAAATACGCCCATCTTCTAGTTGGTATTCTCCAACAGGTACGGCTACTTTTTCATCTTCAGTAACAATAAATACTTCATTGCCACTCTCAAACGCTTCTGCTTCTAATACAGTTCCGTT